CAATATTATTTGCAATTACACTCATGAATAGTTAAGGGTAGCAACAGCATGAATAGAAGTAGAACTACGAACGACATAATCAATCCGATCAACAGCATTAGCTGTAGTCGTCAAAGTCGGTGCAGTACCACCTGCAAAGTCCCAATAAGAACCCCAGACAATAGAGCGGGATCCAGTACCATCTTGGACAAGAAAGATAGAACCAGATTGACCAGCAGTCAGGTTAGTAGGGTTAGCGACGTTGCGGCTATTACCAACAGAAGAAGTGAAGGTAAGGGCAAAATTATTACTAGCAGCAAAGTCAGGCGTTACAGTAGCTGCATCGGTCAACGTGGTGATAGAGCCACGCTGTGCAGCAGTAAACGATTGTGCAACGTCAGTCTTAGCAGTGTCAGCGTCATGAGCTTGGATAGATTGACCAATCTCAGATTGCACATAAGCAGTGCTAGCAATCTGCGTTGAGTTAGTGCCTTGTGATGCTGTAGGCACTGCAGGAGTGCCAGTGAATGTAGGTGAGGCAATATCGGCCTTTGTACTCAAATCAACGGAACCCCAAGACAAACCACCAGAACCATCAGTTGACAAAAACTGACCGTTAGTGCCAGCAGATGTAGGCAAAGTCAATGTGTAAGTAGCACCAGCACTGTGCGGTGGTCCTTTGATATTTACACCGTGACTGTTGTTTTCACAGTTAAGTGTAAGTTTACCACTACCGTTTGTGCTATCACCTTTGATAATTACGTCGTCATCAAAGCTAGTAGAACCAGTGATGGTACCGCCAGACTGCTTAAAATATCGAGCTTCTGGATCATCAGCAAAGTACTGCTTCCAATCCCAACGGGAGTTAGTAGCATCGTACTCAAGACGAACTACAAGATCACTGCTACCTGTAAAGCCACTTGGGAGTCCATTGAGTGGACTAAAGGATTCGATACCAGTGGAGTTACTGATCTCAATACGATCTTCATCACTAGGTGAACCAGGAATGGAAGAGACGTTGGCTACAGGTGTATAGAAGAGTGCGTTAGCAACAGCGTTCTGAGCTGCAGTAGCCGTAGCAGACGCAGCGTTAGCTGTGGTAACAGCGGAATTCGCAGTAGTTACTGCAGAGCTAGCGTTTGTAGCAGCAGTGTTAGCAGTGGTTACAGCTGTAGAAGCATCAGAGGCTGCACTGGTAGCCGTTGTAGAAGCGCTAGTAGCAGTAGTAGATGCAGAATCAGCGGTAGTCTTTGCGGTATTTGCAGTAGTGGTTGCTTTGGTTGCAATCGCGTTAGACTCTTGGGTAACGTATAAATTTTGAGTAAAGTTATTGTTTAGATCATCTGATTTAATTGCTGCTCCTGGGAAAAACTCAGAAGTCAAAGAGGCATCATTAGTGTCTCTAAAAATCCGTATAGCTACTCCAGAGGCAGGTGCAGAATTAAGTTGTACCTGGGTAGCATTGGCTAGTGAATATGCAGTTGTATCTACATCGTCAAGTGAAACCTTGACATCAGTAGTATTGAGATATGGGAAAGTGAAAGAAAAGAGGACGGTGGAACCATCCCCTGTATAAAGATTTTCAGTTACAGCCATTTGCTAGTAAATACTAATTTCTGTTTTTAAAATCCTGACGCATCCGAGTAAGGTAACCTTCCTCGACGGCTTTAGCTTGAGAAGTCAGTTTGTCTGCTTTGAGTAGATCGCTCTGCTCTGAAGCAACCTTTGCAGCCTTTCTCAAAGTACCAATAGTTTCAAACTCTTCGTATGACTTGCGGAGTTCGTTGAATCCCATGTCAAAAGCTTCACGATGGATAGAATCCAATTGATCATGAAGGAAGATGTTTTTAATTGGCAGTTCTTTTTGGGTGCGTTGACCGCGGACCTTGCGGTACTCACGCAACGATTGCATAGCAAGTTTTCCTTTTTCAGTGGACTCGTCAAATAGTTCTTCAACTCGCTCACGGAGAGGATAGTTCTGTGCAACCCAGTTATTAATAAAGTAACGTTCTTCAGGATGGATTTCAGAACCAGTAAATGGGTTAGTTTGGAAGGACGGCATACCCTTCCATCCCGATTCAATCAACTTAAATCGGAAGTCTTCCTCACCTGTGTTAGTGTTAAAGAAAGGAACAACTTCATTCATCAAAGCTGTGAAGGGGTCAGTGTAGTCAATCGGTTTACCGGTATAAACGTCCAGCAAATCGACCAAATGCTCTTGGTTAGGAGACAGAAACTTGTACCTGTTTTTGACGTACTCACGCACGTCATTTTGTACATCCTTAAGTTGTGGGGTAACAACACGGTTAAGAGAGCTGACAGCACCGCTATAAGGAACCATGGAGGTTGCAGTATTAGCAGCAAAGCGATTCCACTCACCCATATCACCTGCAAGCATTGCAGCCAGCGGACGAAGACCACTAAGGAAGGTGTTAGCAGTTGGACCCACAGCAATAGCAGCAACAGCCTTCTGGTAAAACTGCTCAGAAGTAGCTTGGTCAACACGATTACTCATATATGCAATATCAGCAACAGTAGACAGAATAGAAGTGAAAGGTTCGCGGTTGGCATAGCTCACCCACTCACCAGTAAATGGGTTGCGGATAGTATTACGTTCCCAACCGATAGCTTCCATAGCTTTACGCTCTCTTCCATTAGTCGGACCATTGCCACGTAAGTTGCCTTCAGCAGCCCACAAGCCAGCCAAGGTGACAACTGTTCCGCCAACCATTTGACGCCCGATATACTCACTCTTCAAAGCAGCAAACGCTTTCTTGTCGAGTTCATCGATACCATGCATTTTCAAAGCAGCAAGAATCTGCTCATCTGTCTTGGCATTAAAAACAGCACCCATCTTTCCAACACCAGCAGCGCTAGAGATAACACCACCAATAGGATTAAATGACCACGAATATTTCAGGGCGTTAATACCTGTACGTGGAAAGGAAAATAGGGCTTTGAGAATAGGCCATCTGTCAGTAAGCTTGGTAACCTGGGTTGCAAGCCCATCATCGAGGTTGAACTCAAGTTCACTAGCTTGGTATTTAACACTACCTGGCAGCTCTTGTTTTAAAGCGCCATTGGCATCAAAGAATTGATCGTAGACCTCTGACTGCTTGGCCTGGAATGCTTCTTTGAAAGCCTCTTTGGATGCATAGTTACCACGATTCTGAATAAGCTCATCGTATGCCTTTGCTCGTGCATTGGCAGACATAATCATCGAATTGGTAAAACCATCCAATGCGTACATGGCATTAAGGCCATAGCGCGCAAACTTACTGTTGTTAAATCCATTAAGAGACTTACTCAGGTTCCACATCATGACTTTGCCAGTTTGACCCTCTTGAGCCCAAACCTCAGCCATTTGCTCCATAATTTCGAAGTTATCAAGTTGCTTTTGAATCAAGTCTTGACGACCTTTCATCATTGCAGCTTCTGGATTAGAAACAGCAAATTTCCACTCCTCAACCATGTGCTTTGCAGCACGTTTAAAGTTTTCAGAGATACCACCGTAAGTAGCCACTGCTTTTTGCAGTTGACCACCGTCAAGCTGACCTGCTGCGCCAAGTGTTGCAGTCAAAGGCTTGAGTGCAAGACCAAGGACATTACCCTCCATGGCGTTAATAGCGGACTTGCCAGACAGCATCGAGTTGTACCGAACACCAGTGAGACCACGGATAAACCAACTAGGTACTTCATCATCTTCTCTGATGGCGGCCTTCAACGAACCAATATTCTTGTCAGCGTATGCCTTGAGTTTGGCAAGCGTATCGACCCGGCCATTGGTGTGATCGACAGCTTCAGCAAATACCTTGAGATACTCAGGGTTTTTTTCTGCAATCTCTTTGTACGTAGCGACAGTCTGCAAACCTTTAGCTTTAGCAGCTTCAAATCCAGCCTTAAACTCGTCAGCCTGTTCAGCCATCCAAGCAGCAACCTTAGCGTGATTACCATTCTTAACTAGCTTCTTATATTCCAATGTCTTACCAGCGATATACTGGTTGGCACGGATTTCAGAAGCAATAAGTTCAAGCTTTTCAAACATCTTAGCTTGAAGGTTGGCAGTATTCTTTTCAGGAATAAGGTCAATAGCACGTCCCAAATCAGAGGCAGTACCAGCAGCATCCTTGACAAGGAGAGCAGAAGCACGCTTACTGTTAGGGTTAAACATCTCAAAGAATGCTTTATTAAAGGCATTTGCAGAGACGCTAAAGGCTTCTTCAGTAAGGAACTTTTGACCTTGATAAACGTTGGCACGCATATCCATGACAAGCTCTTCAAACTGAGCAAACGGAAGGCTGTCATCGAAGATTCGGTCAACCATTACGTCTACAGCATCATTCAGCTGTTGAGCTGTATATCTGGTCTGACCTTCCCGAATAGCTTCAACAGAAGGTGCGACAGTATTAAAAAGCTCATCTAGAGCATCCTTACGGTCACCGGGTCCTGTAATACCCATGAACTTCTTCTCAAACGATTCAGTTGCTACAGGAACAGCACGTCCGTTGATTGGATAGTTAGGGTTGTAGACCTCTTCTGCAATGTCAACCTTAGTCTCTAGTGCATTAGCACCAGCATTAGGGACATAGGTTTCGTGTGGTTCAGCGTATTTGTGGATGAAGGGGTCATGCCACTGCTGTGTCATCTTCGGGAAATTACCGCCTTCAGCAAGTGGCGCTTCAATGTCAGTAATCGCCTTTGTCTTTGCAGCATTAACAAGATTGTCTCCAAATGGTCCTATTTGTCCTGGACCTGCTTCAAGACGACGCACCATCTCTTCAGTAAAGACTTTCTGACGTTCGTCTTTAACAATGTTGTAGGCACTTTCTAGTGGTGTCTCAGGGTCAACCTGAGGTGCTTGTTGTACGATTTGCTCAGACAGTTCATCAGTTCCGCGTAGTTTGCGGAGCCGTGAAGCACCGAACTTAATACCGAGACCCAACGCCTCTCCAAGAGCAAAGAATCCAGCAGCTTCTAAAACATGTTTCTTACGCCGAGTGTTTGGCGTATCATCATCAGTAGTAGCGTTAGGAATAGAGAGACCAAACGTTTCGTTTAGGGTCTGTGCCATATTCTCATCGGTAGAGGATGAGCCTGCGCTGTAAGCGATACCAGCCTCAAGACCAAGTCTTGCTGCCAGTTCACCACCTACCTTGATTTTGGAAGGCATAGACACAGCACCACTAATGCCACCGATAGCTGCTCCTCCGATCATTGAAGGAACAACCAAACCACCTACGTCACGAATAAGCTTTTCAGTAGGATCATTTTCAGGTGGTATAGCTTTGTCGATAGCTTGATCCACAGGCTTAAGCCACGGAACAAGACCGATAGCATTACCCAAAGTCTCAAGTGTCCCTTTAGTAGCAAGAGTGCTGACAGGGTCAGAAACAAAATCTTCGACATTCTGAGTATTCATGTCCTCAGAAGATTCGTACTGCTCAGGATTACGAACAGAACCACCAGCAGCAATAGCCTGACTGGTCAGGAGATTGTCTATAAGGTTACTACCGCGATACTTTCCAGATAGGTTGTCCTTTTCACCCTGAGTGGGTTCGAGGGTAGGACCACTCTTTTCACCCTCACTTACGGCTTCAATATACGCTTGTTCTTCAGCAGCACGTTCAGCACGTTCAGCTTCCTGTTGAAGCTCACGCTCTTCCTGTACTTCTAGGTTGTTTTGACGGGCTTGTTCAACCTGACGTTCAAATTCAGTTAGTCCACTGTATGTCATTGTTTCCAAGCCTCCCCGTTTTGGTCAACCCAGCGTTGTGCAGATGGATTCATAAATGATGATTGTTGCCACTTAGGCAGATTTCGTTCTTGTTTATAACGTTCCCAAGCTGCTTGAGCTTCAGGAAGGAATTCCTCATACTTTCCGTTAGAGTATGCACCCCAACGATCAAGGGCATTCATCTTAGCTTCTTCTAAAGTGTCGCCATATTCATTCATACGGACATTGACCCACTCTTCATAAACAAGCATTGCCACTTGTAAGTTCTTGACTGGATTCCTTAGATCATCGATGGTATATCCGAGTTTACGGATTTTATCCATGTGAGCTTTAGTATTAACCTGCAACAACCCAATCGAATACTCATTCTTCTTTTCGGGATCCAAGCCAGATTTAACCGTATCAATAGCGGGTTGACCTGAAGATTCACCCTTCATGATGGCTAGAAAGATAGGAATATATGAATCTTCAATCTCTACAGCTTCAAGCATCCGACCAAAGGATACATACGGGTCAGATTGATCGTAAATAGCTGGTATATCAGCACTTACTAAACTACGGTTAATAGTAGCTGGTGTGCTGTAACGTTGAATGGTAGAGAGGATGTCTGGAGGTACAGCCTTTTCAACCTTTTGGAAAATAGACTTGACTTCAGGACTAAGCTCTTCGATCGATGGGTCTGCTTTACGAGCTTGATTAATCTGCTCAAGCAAGATTTCAGACATTGGAACCTTACCTTTAAGAGACTTGCTGATAGCAAAGAACTCAGATGGAAGTGCAGATACGTTACCGCGGTTTAAATTATTGACTAATGATTTGACCCTACCACTTTCTAGAAACAACTCACCGCGGAAGGCTTCTGTGCCATTACTGTGCTGATCATAAATATATGGAAGGGTACTTTCTTTTTTGCTGCTAAGACCCATGTAGTTAGAAAAACCAGGGGTAAACTTAGAACGACCTTGACTATCAGTCGTTTGTACGTTGATTTTAAATTTACCTTCAGGGTTTTGCAGCTCCTTATTAAGCTGACCAATTGCATAATTTAGTGATTCAGAAGTAGAGCCAGGACCTTTGTATGACGTACGGAAATCAAGAAGAGCCTGTTGCTTTGCATCGAACTTTGCAAGTTCAAAGCTTTCAGGAAGGACTTTATCCAGAAGACCGTTATCACCTAGTTTTTTACGTAGAGCACTGTTGATACTCTTATCTAGTGCTGACACAACCTCGTCAGTAAGACCAGTATCCTCAAACTCTTTACGGGCTTGCAGTTCAGCGGTCATCTTTTGAGAAGACAAACCAGAATAAAGAATCTCTCTGGTGGATGGGAAGACGCCAAGAGCTTTTTGTGCGGCATACTTCTGATCAAACTCACGGTCGTTAGTCTTTTCAGTACTGAACTGAAGCATCCGCGCCATGCGGTTATGACCTTCGGTATAGCCTGTTTTGGCAATAGCCATCTGCGCTTGTGCAATTGACTCTTGGGAGATCTGAGAAGGATCCTCCAAAAACTGTTGCTCAAGTGCAAAGGTAAGCTGTTTGCCTTGATCAATCTGGGATTGACGTGCAATGTCTTTAAGTCTTGTACGCTCTTCGTCTTGCTTTTGAATAGCCTCACGAAGCTCCGTAGCCATTGCAGGAAACGCTGTGGCATAGGCGACTTCACGGTTGAAGTGCTTGGCAAAGACAGGTGCCTGAAGAATCTTTTCAGCTATACGTGAATCGACAGCTCCATCTTCAACAAGTTCTTTGAGAAGACCGTGCTTGCGGATGTGAACTTGGGAGAGGATGTCACTATCAATGCCACCAGCTTCACTGGTGTAGTGATCAATAAAGGCAGAAGGATCAGTATGGTCAGCATTTAAAGCAAGAGCAATATTCTCTTTTTCTTTGGCTTCGTTACCGGCTCTATTCTGCTCTTCGATTCGGGTTGAAAGACTACGCTTCCGCCGACTCTCAGCCTGCTGCATACCTTCTCGTGCATGCTTAGCTACGAAGGCAGCGTCATATCCAGGAAGATACTCCTGGAGGAAGTTCATCCTATGTCTATCAAAGATGCCCGCAATAGCTGCAACGTCTCCGTCAGCTTCTGCTGAAGCAAGAGACATGTTGACACCATTGATGGTGACATCTTGATTATATTTCTCAGTCAGATAAAGATCATAATCTTTACCAGCTCTTTGAACAGCAGCTAGTGCAGATCCATAGGCATTCCAGCCACTGGATTGCATAAGTGCGTTGATGTCTTTTTCAGATGCACCCTGCTGCCGTAGACGGTGGATCAAAGGAGATTGTTGATTGTGATACTCCTTCAGTCCGCCTTCCATTGCTTGCAGTTCAGCAACCTCCTGAGAGTTGAGGCCATACTGAATAACAAGATTCTGACCAAACTGAATCTCAGCTTGTTTACGTTTGTCAGCTTCTGTTTTAATTATGTCAGCAGCAGTAGATGAGATACCAGACAAAGCAGTGAAAATATCAGTCTGCTGTTGTGCCTCTATTTCTAGGCGTTTGATTTGATTATCAAACAAATCTTTTTTAGCCTGCCTTTCTACATTGGCGGCCTTGACCTCAATGTCACGAAAGTTCTGTCGATTCTGCTGATCAATATCAAAGGCTTGTTGCAGTAACTGATGGGTCTGCACTGCATTGCTGCGTTCTACCTGCCTCATACGTTCTAAGCTGCGTACATACTCAGAACCAGAGGCAATTTGCCTTGCTCGATTGGCAGAAGGTTTATTTTGAAACCCTCTACTTTGGGCGTACCCAGAGAAAAGCTTTGCCATTGTCGATTATTGTTGGGTAATTGTGCTGTAATCTATAGGTGGTGTTGAATTAAAGTCTATGGATGAAGCGTCGAAACTGACATTAGATGAATCGAATGCCAACTGAGGCGTTCCGCCTGCCGGAGTGTAATTTATAGGGGTTGCATAAAAGGTATCAGGATTAGGTACAGTAGTAGTATTAAAAGCCGCACCAAACTTAGGTTGATAAGAGGGCTGTTTAATTACTTGCTCTGGCTTTTGGAAAGTTTTAGCAATTGCACCTGCTTGCTGCGCGATGTTTACGATGTTTTGCTGCATCTGTGCAAACTGTGATTCAGCACTAGGGTCATAATAAGTCTTAGCCCTTCTAGCCTTATCCATAAGTTTCTTAATGCGTTTCCAATCAACATCTGGCATTGGCTGAGAAACCAGTGGAGGAGCTTCGTTAGGAGGCGGCAGAAGCGCAGGAAGCTTAGGCTCATCAAGGATTTGAGATTCAGCAGCCTTGTTAGACAGGAACTCGTCAAACTTGATACGCTCTTTACTAAGCTTGAATTGATCCGTAGCACTTTGACGTGCGGAACGGAGAGAATTCATAGACAACTGAGTCTGTGCAGCAAGACTGAATTGAGCCAGGTCTGAATTTACAAGCTGGTTCTGATACTGCTCTTGTGATTGCAGCAACATGCTAGAGAGCTTATCCAGGTTGAGTTGAGACAACTTGCCTGCATCAGAAACACGTAGAGCAGTTAATTCATTAGCAGCAATCGTGTCAGCTTTGCGGTTATTGATTGTAAGAGATTGAATCTTAGAATCTTGCTTAAGACTATCAAGCTGCCTGCGTTGAGCAGACATCTTCAGCTTGCCAGCCTTAAAGTCAGCAGAAGACTTATCTAACCCAATAGCAGAAGATTGGAGTTCAGAATCAGCTTGATTTCGGAAGTTTGTAAGCTGCTGAACAATCTGGTTCTTGTCGATAAGGTACTTAGCATCAGCACGTGTAATAGCGCTGGCAACCAAGGCTTGTGCTTGTTCATTAGCAAAAGCAATACCTTGTACTGACTTCAGAGCAGATCGACCAGCCTGTCCTTTAGCGATCTGCGCACCTTGCTCAAGCAGTCCTTGTCGACGAAGTTCGTCAGTCTGAATAGCAGATTCCGCATAACGCTCATCTTGCTGTAGCTGTAGGGTTTGATTTGCAAAGGCGGCTTCAGCTGAAGAATTCTGAAGACTATTAAGTACGTCTTGTCGTTTCAGCTTTCCGCTCTTAATGATTGCATCTTGCTCACCCTCCATGGTTACCATGTCCGCATCGATAAGCTCGCCTTGTGCAGCAAGCTCAGCTTCTTGAGCTTTGGTTTTTGCGGAGGCTACAGCTGCATCAAATTCAAAGGTGCGGGTATTGGAGTCAACGGTACGCTCGCCGTCACGTACAGCAATCCTAAGATCTTGTTCAATACCACGTTTACTCAAATTGGCATCTTTGATGGAAGAAGCCATCTGCGACCTAATAAGCTCTTTGTTCAGCTCAGTGCTTGTCTTACCTAACTCAAGCTCCAACATAAGAGCTTGTGATTGATTGCCTAATTCTTCAAGTCTTTGAGTACGAAGCCGCATCGCATCATTGATAGCAATAGTAGCGGAGATGTCGTTGAGATCGACAGTCTCATCAAATGCTCGAACACTATCTTTGAACTGAGCAGTGGCAACTTTGTGATCAGATTTACGCTGCTTGAGATAAAGGTTGTAATCCTTCATCGACTCGTTAAAGGCACGATCAGCCTCAGCTTCATATAAGATCTTAGCCTTTTCTTCGAGCTGAATTGCTAAAGCAACATCCTTCTTGAGACTATCAAGTGTGTATTTATTTAGGTCTCTGATATATTTTTTAGTCTTTTTACCAGCCATAGATGGTGCTGAACGACCTCCACCAAAAAGAGCGCCAGCAGTTCCCATAAGGGCTGCACCGATTGGAATTGCCAGAGGGCCTAAATATGGTGTGGCGGCAAGCGCTGCGCCAACGCCTAAACCAGATGTCGTGCCTTGGATTGCTCCTGAAATACTTAAACTCATATCTACACCCTCCTAATAAAGCGTGGTGAGTACTGACCTTCCCAGACCATTGAGCTAAGAGAGACAGGAAATGGTGTGTTACTAAATACTCGTATTTCTACGTTTTTGTTTCGTTGATTCACTGGAAAAGAATAGATAGATTCACCTTCAATAGCCACATCATCTGCCAGATAATAGTTGACATCAGCAGCACCTTGTTCAACAAAGATATAGTCTTCGTATGCAAGGATAGAACTGTTATTAGCTGGAGCGGTAGTAAAGACAATGTTGCCTGCATCATCAATAGTGAATGCAGTAGACGCAACATCGTTTATTTTGACCACAACGTCGTTACGGTCATTGGGTGTAAACGGTAAAGCAAACGAAGTCTTAGTACCGTCACCAGTAAAGGTAAAGGACTCACCTCGGATACCTTTAACTCGAAGCTTTAGACCAAATCCAGAGTTCTCACCACAAGAGAACTTAAGCCGATTCAAAGAAAGGTAGTCAGCATAGTCTGTGCGTGAGCCATCAGGTGTTTGTTGATAATAAATAGTTGGTAGGGTTACGTCATAGGCAAACTTATAACCAACAACAACATCACTGGCTTGACCACTCAGGTCTTTGTTAGCAACAAAGAAGTAAGTAGAACCACCGGATGTCACCTTAGTGACAGGTGCGGTGAAGCCTGATTGAGTAATGTTGGAGAAGTTGATGCCAGAACCTTTCACAAGAATCACTGGATCAAGACCAGAGATGTCATCAAAAGGAAGGTTGATACGTGAACCACCATTCAGTGAGGTGACACTAGCTGCATCTGCATAGAAGTCCATGTAAGGATTAACTGGATTACCAGCAGAGCTAGTGACGATTGCTTCACTAGGTGTACTAGAAATATTCAAACTACACATGATGTATTTATCACCAGCCTGCAGGATGGCGTACATCACATCTTGTTCAATATTGACACTCAAGGGGAAGCCAGGAAGTGTCCACTTAAACCAAGCTTGCATCTCTTGACGCTCACCTGTGTCATAGAAACGGTAGAAGTACAACGTCTTTTCAGTTTCTCCGTAGAGACACACAAAAGAGTTCTGTGGACTACTAACCATCTGTGTAACAGAAGAAGGGATGTATTGAGATACAACCTTTCCAATGTCTAGTACTTGTGGAGGCGTCTGCAACCCACGAATGGTGTAAGAGAAGATACGAGACCAAGCTGGAGTCTTACTGATGAAATAGATATTCGTACCCACTTCTACAGGGGGTATGTCCTTATCCATTTCGTAGTTAGACAGTCCGTTAATAATCGAGTCTTGAGGCGTAAGGTTGCCTGACTCGGAGTACATCACGAACTGCTGGTTCTGACTAAACAGCATCATGCCGTTGACAGAAGGCAGTGCAGCATGAAGCTGAAGAGGACGAACACTAGAACAAGCGAGGTCAACAGGATCTGATGCTGTCGATGCAGAAGAGGTAACGTGGTAAAAATTAAAAAATTCACCAGCCTGACTCATTGAAACGTTTTCACCAGTCAGGAACCCAAGTCTGTTGTTATTGAAGAAAGCACCATTAATTTTATCGCCAACAAAACTTGGCTGACTATTAGTGGTGTCATCACCAACCAAGCGGTCAGTGTAGGTAATTTGTTGAAAGACGAAAGTGTTGGCCGCTGTGTTGACCAACTCGTGTGGCATGGTGGATGCATCAAGACCAGGAGATAGTCCTGGCTTCAAACATTCCTCCCAATAACCATCACCAAGTCCACTGCCTTTGTTGGCAACAAACTGAGCATAATAAGTACTAAGTGTTGAAGAGGTATTGACAACAGTAACCTGCCTGCCGTGCTTTGAAACAGTAGGAAGGTCAGTGACAGTATCCACCTCACCCTGGAAAGAACGTAGTGCAGTACCGCCAACGCCACCCTTAGCATCCAGTGTGAATGACGATGTTTTGGTTAATTCGAGGCAATTACTACCAACTTCAACAGTCAACCCTGAAATGCTTTGAGCATCAATTGCTGTCTTGAGGCCAGTTAGGATTGTATTAGCATTCAGCTTAGTGTTAGTTGCAGATGCTGATGTGAAGTTGTCAGCGTTATATGTTTGGTAACTGATAGTTGTGCCATCAATGATTACCGAATAAGTAGCACTGTACTCGACAGCACGAACAATCACTGAACCAGAGTAAGTCGAAGGTGAAGTACCAGTGCGTGCGGCAACTGTCTTATCTTTGTTGACAACGACGGTAGTATCTTGAACTGTCAGTACTTCATAATCCTTAGAAGTTAAAGCACTGAGATAAGCTTGAGGCGTGCCAGTAGATCCGTAAGTAACAGTAGCTTTTACATATTGACCACTGTTATTGGGTGTGGCATTCCAAATATGGATTGCAGCACTTGCTGGAGTAGCGTTACCTACAATACATCCAAGATAAACTTCATCATCATCTCTATTTATGTAGAACCACTTTGCATTTGCAAATGCGGGTGTTGTGTAGTCTGTACCACTTCCATCGTGTAGTGCATCAAGAAACTTAAATCCAGGTCGTTTGGTAAGACCTAAGGCTGGATCAGGGTAGACATTCTTGGCTTCTTTAACTTGACCTGGGAGTTTCTTAGCATCAGGTTGAGTTGATACACCACCCAGAAAGTTTGTAATTCTCTGAGTAATCGCTGCCATTATCGGTAGATAGCTCTGTATGGTTGATAGCTGACGTGGAAGTTTTCACCTTCAGGGTGTCCAAAGTACGTGTAGTCAGCTTGGTTGCAGTCGTACTCAAGTGCATTAGCACGTTGGAATTGCTCACGATCTTTCAAGATCTGGAACTGAGCAGTGTCACCTACAAGACGGGAGGAAGTAACAGTAGATGTTCTAGCAATGATGTAATCCTGAATGGGTGCCGGCAGGTCTTCCCACTCAAAGTACCAAACAATATCAGCGTAGATGTCACCTTCAAATTTGTAAGCATCTTCACGTGGTTCTTTCCACTTGTCATACAGCTTGCCACTACGCCGTACAACATCCTTACCACCATGGTACTTAGGACTCAGGTCCAGCTGCAGCATGTTGTCAGGAATAGGAATTGTTTGATCGGATTGAGGAACTAATTTGTAATGATATTCTTTGTTGAAATGCCAACCCTCAGACTGAACTTCCCGAGACACATTTTTGAGAGTCTGTTGGATAATCGAAACGTCCGGGTTTGTTTGATCCAGTGTGGTGACAGGTGCTTGACCAACAGCTGCCAAGACTTCATTAATTGCATTTAGCTCGGTAAGTCGGCTAATCGAAGAAGAAGACATATCTTTGTAAATAAAAAAAAGGGACCCCGAAGGATCCCCTTGTGAATAAAAATCAGAATGCAGAAGGAGCAGTAGCACCCACATACAGCTCAACAGAAGCTGCAGGGTTCAGATAATCTGCACCACAGGCCAAGCGGCCGAGCATCACGTCGCCTTGGTAGACCACGGACACGTCGCCACTGGTGACTTGCACCTGAGGACCGATGGCTTCAACCATACCGGCTGCTTCCTTTTGGAAGATCAGGCCGCAGGACTTGGAGCCAACTTCAGAAGCAGTACCGTAATCGTTGTTGATGCCAGTGGTAGCGCCAGAAGCGTCTTCCATGGTCTCGCCAACGAAGGAACCAACGTTGCCAGGAGATGTCTGGCCGGTGGTGCCACCGTACTTAGTACCGTAGTTGCCCAGGAACGGAATGTTCATGGACTTGAAGATCTTGATACCAGCGATCTCAATGATTCCGTTACCGCCTTGCAGCGCAGTACCTTGAGAATCGCGGTTGACCAAACCGTTGGAACCAACAGCTTGGATCAGTTCGTAGTACTGACGGGGGTTGAGAACACCCACACGTCCGTCAGAGGACACGCCTTTCTCGTCCAGAGCAGCAGCTGCGTCATAGAAAGCAGCCACCAGGTTGGAGGAGCTGTAAGCGTCAGAATCGTTAGTGGTAGAACCCACACGAATCTGAGTACCACCAGGCTCTACGAAGCCAGACTTGGTGATAGGAGATGCCTGACGTGCACCACGTGCCACAGCACGGAAGGCAAGCCGGTCATACTTTTCGGCGAGGGCATAGCCGATCTTGCGGCTGATCTCCGAGCGCAGATCGTAGTGGCTCAGAACCTCGTCGAGGTTGTACACGAAAGCTGAGCTAATGAGCAGATCATCAACGGTGATGGTCTTCTCGGCCACCGGCGGTGCACCATCATCGTTGCCAAGGATGCTGCGACCAGGGACGTGGAATTCAGACTTAGTCCGACCAGTGTAGATAAACTGAAGAGACTTACCGTTCTTCAGCGTACGCTTCATGATCAGGTCACGGGCGATAGTGTTGTTCTGGAAACCCTTAAACATCTCACCCGAGAAGAGCTTAAGGTAAAGAGCACGGGCGTCACCCGTACTATTAGATTGACCAGGCCGTACAAGCTGTGCTTCAAGCTTGCCGCTGGCTGATTGTTGTGCCATTGTAAGGAGTAATTAAGTATTAACAACTCCAAGATCTTGGAAAATTTTTGTGTGGTCTATCCCACCGTCTAGACGGCTAAGGGTATCCGCGTACGGGCCAAAGCCAATGCAAGGGAGGTCCGACTCTGAGGTGCCTCCCAAGCTGTCACTCCTCTTCAGTTTCAGGAGTGTCTTCAGTTTCTTCTTTTTGTTCAGGCTCAGGCTCATACCTAGTTACATAAGCCTTGAGCGCATCAGATTGTTGTGCCATTAGAAATCAATGTTAGAGCGAGAAAGTTTGTCTAGAACATCGTTGCGATAAGCATCGTCGTTCTCATAACGTGGATCAGACATAGCTTGAACAAGCTCTGCCTGGCTACGGAATTGAGTGTCAGACGAGCGGGGTGCTTTGCCAGAAATACGTTTACCCTCGTAACCGACGGAATCTACGTATTGCATAGCAAGACCACGAATAGCCCAATAAGCAGCGTTGGCATCGCCTTGATCCATTACCGCATCAAACATTGCAACCTCTTCTTGGGATAGGTTTTCCGATGCCCAAGAGGTTAGTTGTGCATACTCATCACGGCCTCCAACAATTCCATACAAAGCTTCTGTCTGCTCTTCAGTGAAGTCTTGGTTTTGTGAGAGTTGTTCTTCTACACCCTGACGATACTGAACATACATGTCAGCAAGATCACCAACATCCATGTTCTGAAGTTGTTCTACAAACTCTTCGGATGGATCACCTTGAGCCTGCTCGTATAGTTGATCAAGAAAAGAAGAATCATATTCATACTCCTCTCCACCATCCTCTTCATCAGAGGTAATCTCATCATCTTCATACTCAACCTCTTCCTCACCAGGATCATCTGACTGAGAACCAAGCTTTGATTGAAGTTCTAGATAAGCTTTCTCAAGCTGTTCAGGACTAGAATATTTTCCAGCGAGCAAAGCATTGCCTTGCTCCTTATCCATCTGTTCTCCAACTTCAAGAGCCTCTTGCTCTGCTTCGTTAAGTGAGACTTCAGAAGATTCGGTTGGTTGAGATTCGTTATAAGTAAGGGTTTCTGCCATGGGTGGTTATTGTTGTGATTGTTGGGCTGCAACTGCTTGCTGCTGTACTTGAGCAAACTTACTTTGTTGTTTAGTAAGTTCCATTTGCTGCTGTTGTTCCATCGCTTGCTGCTGTTCTTGTTGAACTTCCTGTTGGGTCTTAACAAGGTTGAGAGTGTCGATACCTTGAGCAGCGGCAAGACGTTTGACAACCTCTTCGGAATTGATGTATTGACCAATAGCCTCTGGACCCATTGTCTGAGCAATGGTGGTCAAGAACTGACCAAGACTCTCACGGTCTTGTCCACGACCAAGTGCATTTAGACCTGCAACGATGACAGGACGAACGACGCCCTTAGGAAGTTTTGGAATCTCACCAGACTTCTGGAAGACATCCAACTTACGAGCCAGGTACGGCTTAAGGAATTCAACAGTAAGGAGACTGAACAAGCCGCCAAGCTGTTGCTCTAGTTCCATCTGTGTCATACGCACTTCTTCAGCAGTAGTACGTTCAGACTGACGAACAGTCAACACAAGGAACGCCTCAGACAACCGACGCTCAAGCTGCTGAATCATCTGATAAGCAGTGGCAAAGTCAGCTGTTTTACCTACCTGTACAACACCAATGTCATCAGGTCTGCCTTGAATGATTGCTCCGTTACCAGCTTTAGCCAACGAAGATGGCTTGGTAGTACTGGAAGGAGACACTGTGAATACAACCTTTGCAGCGGCAGCTGAGCCTTCTACAAGGGCTTGTGATAATGCTTCGAGTGACTGCAAGTCACCCATAAATTCCTCGACACGACCACGACCATAAGACTCACCATCAACTGTTTGGAACCTCAATGGGATCCAAGGGTTGGAAGATAATGGTGCTTTGCCTTTTGTGTCTGGAATGATGTCACCAAAAACTTCTTGGTGCCATACCATTGATCCTTTTTCACGCCTGACATAAGTAAAGATGTCAGCGTCCTCTTGATTACTGTAGTCAGTGTTGACATCAACAGGTGGGAGGGGATCAATACCGTATTCAGTTTCGAGTAGCTTTCTACTGATTCGTTCTTTAGTAACAATCTCAAGGATGTTACCGTCACCGTCTCGTTCAACAACAAAGCGGTTAAGCGGGAAGAGCTTCAGACCATCCTTGGACATGAAGATAAGAACATTACCGGCGACAACCAAATGCTTTAGTGCTTGGTGTACAACCACACGATCATCAGAAGCAGCAATGGCTTCAAGGATTGTGCGTTCAATCTTAGAAAAGGAAAGGTCAAGCTCAGATTTAATACGTGGATCAGCAACCTGACCTAGCATCGCTTCGTCTACTTGTAGTTTAAAGAAACTTGTTTGAGGAGGAAGAAGCGCAAGCATGAGCTTGGAAGCCAGTGTCACAACACCCTTTGCTCCAACACTTTGATAAGGAGTAATCAGGTTGCGAGCACTGCGGTTGTATGTCTCATCTTCACGAACAAGATACGGAAGGGTAAGCTCAGAGGCTTGCTCTGCAATCTTCAGATATTGAGAACGAGTAGAGGAAAGCGCGTCGTACCTTTCCTTTGCTTTTGTCATAGGTTTACATTACTAACTTTAAAAGGTGTGCGGTTCTTCCGATTTAATCCTGAAGCACCCAAAGCAAATAGATTCTTTCTAAAATTCTTAGAACGGCGCAGCCTTACACCACCTGCTGTGTTGTTACTTAAATACTGAGTATCAAACCGCTGAAACTCTTTAGCTGACGCAGCTGTATCGCTAAGCTTGTCAGCCATGTCACTTAGATCGCTTTCATAACCACCAATGTCATCTTCATAACCTCGGATAGTACTAGCTTGATCATCAATCTTTGACTGGTAACCTGAAGCCAAATCCGTAAATGCCTTAGCAAGGTCAGCCAAATCGGAAGACTTGGTGTCAACATTATTGGCATCAGATCCTAACTTAGGATCAACCTTATTAACATTATTGACAGCGGTCGTATCAATTGGATTAGCATCCTTCAAGTTGGTAGGAATCTTATCGGAGATATTTTTACCCAACTTAGAGTAGGGTGTCTTCAAGTACTGTCGGCTATATTTTCTAGCAAGCCTCAAGACCTGCTGCTTAGATAAACCAGTCTCCTGTTGGATTGACTTACGTTCTTTATTAGAAAGTGCACTAGAGGAAGTGATCTTATCTCTGAAAATAGACCGAGGACTCTTTTTGAATATTCCAAAACCACGAGCGAGTTGGAAAAAGTTTTTCTTTTGTTTAGCCATTAGATAAATGTCCTAGGTGTACGACCATACGTAGGCTTGACAAGTGCTACAGGCTGCAAGGAAAAAGAAAGGCTAGGCTTCTTAGTTGCCTTTTTGACTCGGTTTGCAATTGCTGATTTACCAAACTTGGTGCCTTTAAAACTGGTCTTTAGTCCCTTGTTTTGATTAAGAAACTTTTTTCGTGGTTGGTAAACCCTACCACCATAACTAAATCTTTTGGGTGGCTTGAGAATCTTAGTCTCGTAGTTGATCTTGGGGATCTCATAAGTCTTACCTTGACCAATATCGATCTTTACTTTTTCCTTGTCAGAGTAAGATGGTATGACTGCTCTGTCGTAAAAGTATCTGAGGTGATCGCTAGTTGGTCTAGATGGATTAAGCTTTAATCTACTCATTGGATTCTTCTAGCTTTGTTTGCAACCACTCCACAACAGAACGTTGACCAGAGCGGTACATAATTTTTTCAATTGTGTCATCAGGACTAGGAGTCAAGGGAGGAAACGTTGACTCCATTTCAGTCATGATGGCTCTGGCCTCCATTCCGAAGACCTCAAGCATATTGGGGGAGATTGACATTGCTGTGTTCAAAGAATGCAGGCATACGACCCGCCTTAGTATCTGCCAACTCTGGTGCCTTACCTTCGTACATAAGACGATCACTAGAAGCAAGCCAGAATTGTTTGTCTAAATATTTATTGTCTGATTTACCAAGAGGTTGCATCACCCAATTGATAGTTGCCTTCCGGAGTTTATCAAGAGAAGGACTGATGTTATACCCCAGCTCAGTATGAACCAGACTATTGGTAGCCACATGAATTTGTTCATCTCTGCTGATGTCTGCACTTACTGTTCGCATACCAGCGTCACCATTAAACCTAAAGAATGGTAAAAGAACGAAGAAAATCGCACGCTCGGCCACCATCGCTTTGGTGATCGTGTGATCAGGATGTGCCTCCCACGCAGCCTTGAGTTTGAGCGCTTCAGCTTCAGCTTTCTCATCAACGCCGTAAGCAGAGGCGATGTAACCAAGTGCCAGGTCGTGGTTCTCTTCGTCGGTGACATTAGATCGCAAGAGATCACGCGATGCCTCTGGTACTTCAGTGGATAAAGCATCAGTAATAAAATCTCCCACAGGTAGTTCCATATGTCGCAATGCAAGAGCACGGAAGATCGCTTCTTCCGCGCCTGCTTTGCATGTACCAGCACTCACTTGTACTGGTGTCCACTTGCGCTTCCGCGCCATTAGTTTTTGATAAGGGTTCATTCTTGACAATCACATTGAGGTTCTTTAAGAAGACCCTCCAAGTAATCGTTGACCTCAGTTTCATCCAAAGCTGCATATGCGCTTGACTTATCCTGTACGTCGCCCATCACTTGAAGGGAGTAATAGAGGGAAGTCTGAGGCGATTCAAGCCACTCTTCAATAAAGGACTCATCCATGGTGACCATATCTGACCACCAGTTCTGTGAGTATCCGTGAAGAAGTCCAGTCCTATCCAACAAAATCATTATGTTATCGGATACTTTTTTGAAAGCCTCCCATCCGACAGCAGAGGCAATCTCTACGTTTCCGTAGTCATAGGTTTGTACACCAAAGGTACCGCTGTCACGGTCAACTGTGGTGGCAATAGGTGGAGCAATTTCAGGGGTGGAGGTGTAACCATCAACGTCCTGTGAGCGGTAGCTACAAGACGCTGTGGGAGCGATTGCAAAGGCACGGACCATGTTGTGCTGCCTAGCAATTTGAGCAGCCGCCTCGATGCCATCGCGCAGTTGTTTAGCAAGCTCGAATGCTGGAGATGCTTTTACCAGTCCTGAATTGAGAGATTCCAGGGCGTCTCCGAATTGCTTGTAGGTGATTCCGTATCGCCTGAGAAGGTTAGCGAGTCCGAGCATCCCAAGTCCGACTTGACGGTCGGATTCAGGCTGGAGATATTCTCCTGTATCGCCGACACCAGTACTAGCGTGGAGGCTGCACAACTCCGACATACCCTGAACGAAAGCTTTTGGGATTGTGTCGAACTCACAGGCAGCGAGATTGATATGTTCAAGCAAGCATGTTCCGCGTGAGCGCAGGTAAACTTCAAGGCAGACGTTTCCATAAATGCGTTGTCCTTCATTGTCATACTTAACTTTGTTTAGCCATACATCACCACGCTTCATGCTGTTGAGCAGCTTGACACGGGTGACAACATCCATTGCTTGCCACCACTCATCGTTGATGTCTACGCAACGCTTAACCCACGGGAGTTGTTCACGTGGAGTGTTGATAAATTCTTCGATGTCAGGATGGTTAGCATCGAGATGAAGAACAATAGCTCCATTCTTATACTTTCCACCACGACGAAGAACTTCATTCAAAGTAGAATAGATCTTCCCGAATGAGACAGGACCAGAGGCAACAAGCCCTTTGCCATTATCGTCTCCTTTGGGTCGGAGTTTACTGAGGTGGATTGCAACTCCTGCTCCATTTCGCAGGGCGTGTGATGCGAAGCGCCAGCTGGCTTCAATGCCATCTGGTCCTTCCATGGAATCTTCAACTACAAATACTGTGCACGACACAGGGAGACGGCCATCGGGATCATCAATCCACGATTGGACACGTCCAGTTCTAGAGATAAGTTCAGGCATTGACGAGATCGTTCAAAATTGGTGGTTGATAATTTGGTCCTTTGAGGACCTTGCCATCTACACGGCGGATTGGTTTACCGTCCAAACCAAGCTTGGACATGTTTGATTTATGGACACGATCAAGTGCTTCCTCTAGATCCCATTCCATATTTTCAGCGTATTGGAAGCAGACATAAACAAGATCTGCCAGTTCCTTTAGTTCATTTTCGTACGGTTCATTCTCAACCGCATCAAGAAACTCTTTGCATTCTTCAGCGATCAAATCCCGTTGCATAGTCCGGTTGTCCGTCGCGTTCGGGATCCCATACGCTGACCGGAATTCGATTGCTTGATCGCTCAGACTTTTCGATCTGCAATGTGCAGTGGTGGAGTTCATTTTCAAGATAGTGGATAGCCTTCTTAAGGTCTTGAGTCTTTGTGTTATTACTTTTGAAACCGGCTCTGCAAATATATTTAATAGCATTGCCAAGATGATAGTTGAGGTCTTGGTCTCTAATGAAGTCCCATACTTCTATTTGACCTCTGGTGTAGTGGCTGGGTGATTCGGCCATTGCTTAATGAGATTAGTGACAGTATTAGATAGAACAAAGTTCTGCTTTTGAAGAGCAAGAAAGACCGTGATCAGATCTTTCTTGTCAGCATCAGGTAGTAGATCCTCTATCCTTCTCATCTTGAACTGCTGCTCCATCGTCAATTCTGTAACCGGCGGTGGGGGTCCAAGGAATGACTTGTCTGTTGATTTGGTCATAGTCATTACAGGTAAGAATTCGTGCAAGACGTGCGTTCATCAATGCAGCATCTTCACCGAGATCCTTACTTGCAAATGCTTTCAGTACTGTCTCCCAGCTGTAACCGTCTTCATCAAAGAGAGCTACTGCACGCTTCACACCAATGCCTGGGACACCGCTATAACCATCTGTTTGGTCACCAGCAAGTGTTTGAATCAGATGCCACTTGGCACCCTCCTCTGGTGTGACATGAATCGTTTCGTCTAGGTTGTAGACACGACCAGGAATCTGGCGCATGTCTTTGTCAGGACTAACAATGATGTTGCCAGGATTAGCTGTCGCGTAAATACCCATAGCATCATCTGCTTCCAGTTCAGGCAACCGGATGACTTCGTATTCGTTTTTAAGTTGCTCAATAACTCTTCGATAGCCACAGGGCTTTTTACGATTCCGATGTCCCTTGTAATCGGGAAAAATTTTCTTCCTAAAATTCTTTGAGTCACTGAAGAATAGAATAAGCTCAGGTGTATCCCACATGAACTCGTTCTTGATTTTATTTAGTTCTTTTAGAACGTTGTTGTACGCATCGCTAAATTTACTGGTAACAAGGATGACATCATCACCCCAGTCGATTTCTGTTTCAGCAGCAGCGCAGGACTTATAGACAATAAAGTCTGCGTCTACCAATAACTTCATTCAATGAACCTCCGCCCAGGTTGTCCCGATTTTGGCTTCTGCTGCAATTGGGAGTCGGAGGTTGTAGTACTCACCAGCCGCTGCTGCGCTGAATACCAAGGATGTTGATAAGTCTTCTGCGTGCTCTTTGGCACACTCGAACTGTAATTCGTCATGTATAAATGCAAGCTGTGATGCACACAACTTTGTTTGGTGGATAATTTCGTCGTTGATAACAAGCCAACGCTTCGCGATAACACCGGCTCCTGACTGGAGTAGGAAGTTAAGGCATTTGTGAGGACTATCAAGAATGATCTTCCGACCATCAATAGAACTCACCCAGCCACGTTTAGAAGCAGCATCGATTGCTGATAGCAGGTCAGCCATGCCAGGAATGGCTGCAACGAATGCTTCTCTAATCTCTGCTCCTTTCTTTTTGGCTTTAGATGCAGAGAGTTGTGGGTCATAACTATGACCTATCTTTTCGTTGCCTGCGCCATAGCACCAGGCGTACGTGATTGTTTTAATCTGTCGCCGTGACACACCCACTTTGTCAGCATTGACTTGGTGGATGTCACCATTCAACAGGACATCAGCAAAGTCTGTGCTGTACCTAGATAGGTAATGTGCGAGCATTCTCAGCTCAATACCACTAAGGTCAGCACCAACCATCACCTGTCCAGGCGTGGCTGTAAATAATGCTCTGAACTCAAGATCACTAGGAACTTGAGCCAAGTTGGGCTTACGATGTGCACAACGATGTGTCGCTGTAGCAACTGAACAATGGTGATGAATACGATTATGTTTCGTGGATAGTTTCAGCCATGCGTTCGTGCCGTTCGACAGCATCCCAAGCATTTTCGTTACCGTCAAACATCTCGCAAACATCGTAGAAATCTCTGATCCAATCTCGGTCAGAATAACTTCGTCCACGATAGGCTTCCCAGTAGCTGTCATCTGGGTTGGCTTCCAGCCATAGTACGTTTGCAATATCCATGAGATGTGATCGCGAGAGGTTGGGTTTAGTTCTTTGAGTCGGGTGAAGGAACATTGTTCAATAGGGATTAGCTCACCACAATGTTCATGTTTTTCTACTAATCCAGTGCCTTGGATGTAGCCGCTAGTTTTGTTATTTCGTTTTGGAGTGAAGCGACTTCCTGCGACGTAAGGGTGTCGCGTGCGAAGTACTTCTTCAAGATCTTGAAGTTCTTGTTGGAGAGACGATGCAAGTTGCCATGCAGACCGCTCATCGAAATACCATCCATGTTGTTCTTGCTTAGCTAGTATTTGTGCAACCTTGTGCTCTAACGCGACCCACTCAGGTAGGGGTGGAAGTGTTCGCATAATTTGCGTGTAACGTTTACATCTTGTATGCAGTAGTCCTGCATTTCTTTTGACCACTCTTTCCAATCAGTGGTCTTCCCAAACTCACCTTTGTATTCACCTAACCTGTAACCATAGGATTCAAGCGAGTGTCTACCTCGTAGTTGCTGTGGCATTCGGCTATTGTCTAGCCGCTTATCTACTTCGAGCATATTCGCGTGATATAGCCTCGACAGAAGTAAGGTGTCAATGACCAAGGCTTTGCACGAAAACCACGGGTAAATTTTTTCAATAACTGGAATGTCATACGAGATAACATTATGACCGCAGATAATATCTGCTTGTTCAAGCAGCTGTATCCCACGAACGATCGGCTCTTCAGAACCCTCGTCGTTAAATACATACGTCTCATTAACCTCCGAGTCGTGAATGACCAAACAGTGAATACGGGTAACATCATTTAGAAGACCGTCCGTCTCCAGATCGAATACCAGCATGTTTCCAGATGTAAGTTTTGTCGATAAATTGTGCTTTTTTAATCATCTCCTCAGTAGGAGGATTAGGACGTTTAAAAATCAGTTGACGGGTTGAATTGCTTTGCTTCATAGAACTTGCACTTTTCTTTGTCGTATGTCAGTTGGCACGCGATACCAGTTTCCCCAGTAAAGCGATTCTTAAGGACTCGCACTGTCGTATCAGCGTGTTCATCTGTACTCTGCTGATCCCGTTCGAGTCCGATAACTGCGTCAGAGATTTGACTAATGCTGTGACTTCCGCGCAGCTGTCCAAGTGATACTTTTGCTCCATCTTCATGTCCTTTGTCGCCTTGTGCTCTACGTAAGTGGGATACAAGGAACATTGAGATGCCAGTCTCTTCACACAACGACCTAAGTTTGGTCATTGTGGTGTCGATCATCTTTCTCTCATCACCGTCTAGACCAGACAGCAGAATGCTGAGGTGATCTAGAAATACAATCCTGCAGTCGAGTCCTGCAGCGAGATACCGAATTCGGGAGATGATGTTATCAGGATCAAAAGAACCGAAGCCATCAAAAAGATAGAGGTTCCACTGAGCAAGAGTATTTTGATAAGCCTCGGTGAGATCAGATCGTTCATGTGTTCCTATGTGAAATTGTTTTCCGCAAGCTGAGGACATAAGTCCTAATGCAGTGCGTCGGTTTGACTCTTCAAGTGCCACGTACCCAACCCGCTCCCCTTTGGAAAGAAAGTGGGTAGCAAGTTCACGACAAAGCGAGGATTTGCCTTGCCCTGTACCGCTGGTGATAGTTACTAACTCACCTGCACGTACACCTTGTAATTTTTCTTGTAATCCTGGGTATGGATACTCATGAATACAATCCTGTTGAGGTTCGATTACAAGTGAAAGTAAAGACTTTCCATCGACAATCCCGTCAGGCTTATATGGTTGAGCATTCCAAATAGCTTGACGTACCGCCTCAAGATTATTGTCTTGTGCGGCATCTGAGGCGTCCTTATAGCCTTTGAGATCAGCGATCTTGACCTTGCCAGGTGGCAGTACGCTTGCCGCCTCCTGCGTCGCCTTACGGCCTGCATCATCGTTATCGAAGAACAGGACGACTTCATCCCAGTTCTCAAGCCATTCGTAGTTGTGTTTGATTGATTTCTTTGCAGCCGCTGCGCCATACGGGAGTGACACAGCTTCCCATGTCGGGAACGCTTCTCTGCACGTAGCAGCATCAATCTCACCTTCGCATATAACCATTCTCTTTCCTTTGTGTCGGAAGAGATGTTGGCCGAAGAACCTCCCATCTGATTCTCCTTCGTATCTAAATTCTTTGTCTTTTGTCTTGGTTTTTATCCCAACAATTCGTCCAGAGCTATCTCGATAATGGAAGCATAGGATGTCTCCGTCAGCGGTGATGCCATATTCCTCGCAGACTCTCTCAGAGATTCCTCTTCGAGAAAGTCGACGGGAAATACCTCTGGGTTCCATGTAATTTTGTCTTGCATTGGTGGGTTTGTGATTGTGAACATTGCCGTCTCCGCCTTTCCAGGTGTGACAAACAAAACAGAAGGTGTGCCCATCGGTGTACAAACTATTGCCATCAGATGACCCACACTCTTCACAAGGTATGTGTCGTTCAAACTCGCTGGTCATATCAACCAAGCAAGTGGAATGTTGGACCATGTTGTCCAAGGTATATTCAGTTTTTCGCAGTACTTGGCGTACGTCGTCTTAGATTTTTTGCTGATTTTATTAAACGGTGCTTGAAACACCATACGAAGATCTATGTCAGGATTCTGTTCTTTGACAGCCTTTACCTTCCTACGGTCAGCACTATCCCAATAACCTTTGCATTCCAACCAGACCCCGTTTGGAAGAACGAAGTCTGGCGTATAGGAATGTTTGATTACATACGGGACCTTGGTGCTTTCGTATTCATACTTGACACCTAGCTCGACAAGAAGGTCAGCGACCTTCTCCTCCAGCCCAGATCTGAATGCCATCTACATTGATTGATTTTTTGATGTAAGAAACGCCGCGATACTTCAGTTGCTGCTCACGACGAGCAGCGCTTTGCTCACGGACCCGTTGACGAAGTTCGACTGTAGGCATGATTAAACATTGAAGTACCTAACCCCCGTTCCATGGTTAGGCGTCATGCGTCCCGATTGGGATGAACGTACGTTTCTTATCCGATTGCTGGTGCTTTCAGCGCGACAGGGGTTGTGTCAGCTGATGCAAGATCCAGCGGGAAGTTATGTGCATTCCGCTCATGCATAACCTCAAAGCCGAGGTTGGCACGATTCAGAATGTCAGCCCAGGTGTTGACCACATGTCCTTGAGCTTGGATTGATTGGTTGAAGTTGAAACCATTGAGGTTAAAAGCCATGGTGCTAACACCGAGAGCTGCAAACCAAATTCCAACCACCGGCCAAGCAGCAAGGAAAAAGTGCAAGCTGCGGCTGTTGTTAAAAGAAGCGTATTGGAAGATAAGACGACCAAAGTATCCGTGGGCAGCCACGATGTTGTAGGTCTCTTCCTCTTGTCCAAATTTGTATCCATAGTTTTGACTAACCTCTTCCGTTGTTTCACGGATCAGACTAGAAGTCACTAGGGATCCATGCATCGCGCTGAACAGGGCACCACCAAAGACACCAGCCACTCCCAACATGTGGAAGGGGTGCATCAAGATGTTGTGCTCCGCTTGAAACACGAGCATGTAGTTGAACGTCCCAGAGATTCCAAGTGGCATACCATCCGAGAAGGAACCCTGACCAAATGGATACACCAAGAAGACTGCAGTAGCAGCCGCGACTGGTGCGCTGTAAGCGACGAAGATCCATGGCCGCATTCCTAATCGATAGCTAAGTTCCCACTCGCGTCCCATGTAAGAAAAGACGCCAATGAGGAAGTGGAAAACGACGAGTTGATATGGACCCCCGTTGTAGAGCCATTCATCAAGTGTATTAGCTTCCCAAATTGGGTAGAAGTGAAGTCCGATGGCATTGCTGCTCGGAACGACGGCTCCCGATATGATGTTGTTTCCATACAACAAGGAGCCGGATACTGGTTCTCTGATTCCATCAATATCGACAGGTGGCGCTGCGACGAACGCCGTAATAAAACAAATGGTTGCGGCTAGAAGGCATGGAATCATAAGGACACCAAACCAGCCAACGTATAGACGGTTGTTAGTGGACGTCACCCACGCGCAGAAGTCCTCCCAGGTGGAAGACCTCTGCTGTGCAATAGTTGCAGTCATAGCGGGATTAATTAATTACCTGAACCTCCCACCCGCCGCAATTAATTACTTTTTCTTAGCTGTCTTAGCAGCCCGCTTGAAGTTAGATGCGGTGGGCGCACCTTTGCTACCAGGCTTTCTCATCTTTTCTCCACTACCACCAGCAATACGCTTACGCTTGGCGTGGATGTTTGCATACAATCCAGGTTTAGCCATTTAGCATTTCCATTTACGAAGAGCAAGTGCTTTACGGGTAGGTCTACCTTTGGAATCCTTCATTGGACCCTTGACCCCACCCATTCGTGCACAGAATGATTTTTTACGCTTACCGCCACCAGGCTGTGGAGCCTTGAGGTTTGATCCGGTCTCACGATTGTATTTTTCACGGCCAGCTTTTGTCAGTCCTCCGGTTCGGGACTTGTGCTTACCGATCTTCAGACTGACATTGTTAGCCATTACTTTTTCTTGGTTCCTTTCTTAGGTGGACGGCCTTTCTTTGTACCGTACGTTCCTGGTCCTTGTGGCATTACCAAACTCCGGGGATAATTTGTCCAGTCAAGGCATACGCACCTAGCGCAGCCATGACACCTAGCATTGCCAGGCGTCCATTGAGCATTTCTGCTTTTTCGTTGTGTGACACAGTGTATTTTTCGTCGAAGGTCATAGGTGGTTCAGAAGGCCAGATTTGAGTGTCATTCATCAGAAGTCATCCTCTACGGTTTGAACATTCGGATCGTTTGCTTTGAATCCTTCTGTCTTACCGAACAGTTGTGCGACATCTTCCGGTGCCATGTCACCAGTATCAACACTGGCATTTCCGTTACAAGTAACGACCTGCACACCAACCAACTTGAGAGACGTACCGTAAGTAGTCTGATCCTTCAGTACATAAGGCTTTTGATAGAACGCAAGTTTTACTTTGCTTCCAGAGTAGACTGGTGTACGAACATCAGTGATAGGTGAACCTTCCGTATCGACAACAGGAGGTTTAGTCTCTTCGTTCCAGCTGAACTTGACAATATATTTGTCTTCAGCAACTTCTTCCCAAGGCTCAGGACGAAGAACAGAACGCTTGGGATTCTTCAATTTCGACTCAGCCCATTTGAGTGAATCGGTTCGATCATCTTCTAGTTTATTGATCAGATCTTGATCAACTACGGCTTTAAGTGAGTAGCCATATTGAGACGGTTGCATTACTGCCTGATAACCTTCAAGGATTACAGGCTCTTCAGTAACAAAAGTGTTTCGTGCCATTAACAAAAGAAATATGTAGATTCAATTACTGACTCAGGTTGAAGTGTGTCAATAATCGGTGGTTCAGATTCAGCGCCAATCTGTTGCGCCCAATCTGTTAAGTAGTCATGCTCCGCAAATAAATACATGTATGTTTCACGAATGATCTCTGAAAGAGCATCCATGTCAGTAGCACGACAAAGTACCGAGTCGTGTATGAGGGAAATCGGAGCGTTGAAGCGTGTTGCAGATAAGTGAAGTAGTGACGCATCAAGCGAGTGGATTAGGTTGGGTGCGGTTGCATTCTTGTGGTGGTTTTTATCAACTTGATCTGTATGACCGTCAGCCACCTTGATTTGACAACGTCCTAATAATTGAAGCTCGATTCTCTTTATGTCTTTCTTCATTAGCTTTTGTGTTACCACAAAGCCTGAAGGTGTGACCCAAGAGAGTTCAGTAGCTCCTCTATCGATAGCCGCGGCCACCTCAGATTCAATCCACTTCATTACACGCATAGGACCAGGAACAATGACGTTCATGGCATCACGTACAGCTTTGACAACAGCAGTGAGATCTTCCTTTTCAACTTCTACACCTTTCTCAGCTAATGCTTCGCGGATATATCCTCGATTACTGAAAGGTTTAGCGTTGTAAGGAACAGTCATCACTGTTCTTTTTGTTGTCTTTCTGTCCATGTACGGCTGTAGATGAACAGGTACGTGAGGTTTAGCTTCTTCAGCTATCACCTTGTAAGCATCTTGTGGTCTTTCACTGGGAATGACATTGACCAACTTTGCTGTGCTTTTATCTCTTGCCAATCCAGCGAGAATTTGTAGCCCACTGCATGTAGCATCAACGGCGACAGGCAAGTTAGTGTACTTACGAGTACGCTTGATGACACAATGATAGTATTCATCACAGGCAGCAAGGAAAGTCCAAGGCTCGTCAGCTCCTTCCCATTCAGGTAGGTATCTGATTGGATGTTCTGCAATACGTGTAATTAGATCTAGGTTTTCAAGCGTCCATGTGAGGCGTTCAGTAATGGTGTCTTTTGTTCTGCCATATGTAGTGGCACATTGAAATGACAACCAATACTCAGCCGCTTCTGTCATCGGCGCATGATTGTGAAACTTTAGTAGTGATTTACCAAAGTCTGTATCTTGTGGTGTGAGAAATGCTGGGATTGGATAAGCTCTTCCACGGTAGTCAAATGACCACGGAATGAAAAATTTATCTACATCCTTAAATCTTTCCACCGCATTCATTGTCATCCGTGTTCGACATGACTTTTTGAATGCTTGTGCGTTGATATTACAAACCTCTGCTGCCCTCCTACGGTAGTCCTTACGGGACTCCGCATTGTTTGCGATGTCTACAGGCTTTGGTGGCAGAGGTATCTCAATAATCGGAATGAATTTTCCGACTTGCATTTGTTGTCTTTGTAATGTCTCAGCGACCTCAACAATGAACGGGTTCAGGGTATAAGCAACTTTTTGAATCCGGTTAAGGAATTCAACGGGTTGTTCTCCCTGTATAAGGGAGGGGTTTCCCCGACGCACCATGTCGTAGCCGCGCATCACCTCATTGAGGATGTATCCGCCGTGCTTACCTTCAGGTGTCCAGTCATTCGGCTCGACCAACATCGGCCACGCCAACGGGCTGAATAGCTCCGCTTGCGCCATAATCTCGTCCTTAACGGATAAGAACTCAGGCGTAGGACACACTTCATTGATTGTTTTGCGTCCTTGTCTGCGAAGGGTCTTCGTAAAGTAGTTACTGACTTCACAAATGCAGTCCAGCAACCAACCCCCAAGCTTGACCCTGCTGGTTTGATTCCAACCTTTCCAATAGTCAACGTCATAACGCTTCATCAAAGTTTTGATGACCGTGACCTTTTGAGTCGTTCCTATTGAACGGTGAAAGTAGTTGTCCTTTAAGGTCTTAAGAAGACCAGGTACGTTGCGTTCATAGTGACGCATCATGCACTCATTTTCGACCGCTTGACCAATTGCAGCGGTCACATTCGCGACTGTTGATTGACCTGGCTTGACGCTAAATACCTTGTCAAAGGTTACTTTTAAAGTAATAGCTGCGGCTGCTTCGGGTTCAAGATCTGCGAGATATTGAATGATTTCAGCAAACGCAACTCCTGCATTTCCTTGTCTTATCCGAAGGTGAGTGTCTTGAATACGTGCAACCACAAGAGGGAGCAACTGATCAATAGAAACAACTCCGTAAACAGAAGCACTCGCATAACTCTTCTCTTCAAGCTTGTAAGTGTTGTCTCGTAGCTCTTTTAAACCTTGTCTGATTTGCTCTCGTTCAAGAGCTATTTGTTCATCAATCTGTGCTGGTGTTGGCAATCAATCTCACGGTAGTGTTGTCATTAGTCTCAAACTTCTTCTTAGTGCAATCGTTTGCTAAGTGAAGAAGTCAGTCATAAGTAAAGGCCAGGGTTTTACCCCTGACCTTGTCCAAAAGAACGTGATTGTGGACAGTAGTACCTGAAACTAGCGCGTCTACCAATTCCGCCACATCCGCGGGCAGATCCCATGCTATGACTGGAGTCTTAGCGGGATACGATCACGAGACAGCCGAGAGGCTTTGTCTGATCGATGTGTCCAGAGTAGCAGAATGGCGTTGGTAGAACCGTTAGTCAGGGGTTACAGGCGTGTACCGATACGACTTTGAGCCTCAGCCAGTTGGTTGTGGTCAATGTGCGTGTAGTAACCGATCGTGGTGCTGATTTGTGAGTGACCAGCGATCTGCCTTGCCTTCTCAGGGTGAACGTCATTCCAAGCCATCCACGTGATGCCTGAGTGGCGGAGACAGTTAGGTGTGAACTTTGGATCAACACCCGCATAGTCCCTCACGTAGCTGAACTTGCGCCGTAACGTTTCTTTGTCCAGGTAGTCACCCCAAATGGGAAGCGTCGGATGATCCTTTAAGTCTTCTGCGTACTTGGTAAGCATTGGCAGGAGACGATCACCACTGGCTGAGTCCTTCGGGATGTAAATATCCCGTGCACGACAGCCACGCTTGACCTTGAAGTCAGGACGACGACCAATCTTGATGTAAGGAGTAGGAACCCCCAAAACAAGATCACGTGGTTGAATCTGAGACCATTCGTGGTGGCTAGTACATGTGTAGGTAGCCAGCCAAATAGCCTCAGCTAACACATCCTCGTTACACGTCTTGGCACAAGCATGTAGATGATCAATCTCAGCAGGTGTGAGAATGATGCGTTCTACTCTGTTGTTCCGTACGGAATCAAAGGAATACCGTCCTTGGTAATTGAAGTGTGATTGATGGCGAGGATTGCCTGGCTCAATTTTAGATCGGTCAATGCAGTAATTGAGGCATGTTTGCACTGATGCAATGATCTTTTTGACGGTTGTGTTCGTGTGATTGTGAAGCCCATAGCAGTAATCTGTTTTGAGTTCATCGATCGTTCCTTGATTGATGTCAGCAATACGCATACCTCGTGACCAAAATTGAGTCGCATGATTTGCGTTAATGCGGACAGTCTTGGATGGTGGGTGACTTACCTTCCACGTGTCCTTGTATCGGACCGTGTAATCAAGTGCTTGACCCCATGTAAGGAATTCAGCCATTGAGTTGGGTAGATAGTTGTTTGGCAAGGTTGCGTCCCTGCTGTGTAAGTCGCAGGTAACGCAGGCGTTTGTTTGGTTGGTACACCTCCTTTGTGATCAGGTTGAGGCCTCGCTTTGGATTGCTGCGGTGCTGACCAGTGAGCCACGTTGTGGTACGGGACATGCTGGCAGCAGTCAGACCAAGTTCTTCCTGTAACTCTGCTGTAGTGCAACCGTCAGGACGGGTGGCTACGAACAAGAAACAGGAGATGACCTGAGCAGGCATCTCAACGTCAAGAACGCGGAGAGTCTCGATGACGCCCAACAAGCGGAGCATGTCGGAGCGGGTACCGATGTTTACTGCGTCCATGACGACAGCGAGGACAACGACAGAAGTCTACACGATACTTGCCCAAGTGCAAAATGACACAATGTGGCTCGGTCCATAGGTCAAAGAAGGATAGTTCGTCCTTAGAAATACAAACGTCAATCAATTAAGGCTTTTTTAATAGTTGTTCGCGGAGATTGTACGCACGAGACCCGACAGGCAGGTCCTCGTTTTCAAGCAACCTTAGGAATCGTTCATCCTCCAAACATAGTTTGTAGAAACGCTCAGCTACTGCGTCGTAACAGTACTCACTAACGCTTATGTCCAAGAGAGCACATGAGGCTTTGAGTAAACGCGCACATTCAGGTGCCATGTTGAAGTTGATGCGCTTCATAGGCTGGTGGTTCAGCTAGATACAAAGCTAGTGTCGTCGATCAATTGTTGAGTAGCGAGTGATACGATCTCGTTACGATGTTCATGTGCTTCAAGTTCCTTGACAAGCCGTGCGACCAAACGTTCAGCTGTCTTCTTGCTCATCTTCATAGTCTTCAATGTCAAGTTGGGATACGAAATGGATTTGTTCAGGAGTACAAACGGTGAACTCAATCCCGTCCTTCTTCATCAACTGCTTGACTTTATTTTCAGCAGCTGATTTCCGTTGATACACATACTCTTTGACCTTCTTTGTTTCAAGGTCAGATTCTCTGATCACACAACAAACGTTGCTTGGTAGTTCCCAAGCAGCGATCTTGAAGTCCATGATCTCATCGTATGTGTGTGGCAGAAACAACTCATCAGGTGCGTCCTTGAACTTCTGCCAGTTGTTTGGAAAATACTTCTTACCACTCATCTGTTCTAATTACGTCCTTTAGTTGTGCTTTACGGTTAGTGGACAACTCAAAAGCAGCCCAGGCGGCGTGTTCTAAGTCGGGAGCGTAGACATACTCTGTCCAACGTTCCTCACCGTCTTCCAATACGACCATGTATTCATCAAGATTCTGTTTTCCCAGTAGTGGCATCGGCGTCCTTGGCTCGTGATTGTGAACGTTTGCGGGCAGGCCGCGGCTTAGGTAGATACACCTCACGCTTTACAAGAGCTTTGTATCGCGGCGTCCATGGATGATTGGGGAAGTGATGCAACCAACAACCAATGGCGTTCTTGATCAACCAATCATCTGTCTTTTCTTTTGTCATTGTTTAATAAACGATCTCCTATCCAATGTGTGAACGATGTTGAGTAACTGCGTCCGTGTGATTAAACCCTTGTGATAATCAGCAAGGGCGACACACTGCAGCTCTTTGATCTGCTGTTGTGTCATGTGTCCGTGAGATAAGACATGAGGGGTGATTCCCTCAAATAACCAACCACATGTGTGACCATGTGGAATGGTTGTTAGTGAGAATCAAGCGTTGCGATTGAAGAAGTAAGTATTACCTTTGAAGTCCATGTCGTAATAGTCATGTCGCAATGACTGATACCACACGAGTTCAAAGTCAATCGCGTTCCTGTAGATGTCAGGCATGTCATCCGTTGGATAGACATCCTCACACCATTCTTCTGTGTACTTGGTAGTGATGTGGTCACCCACACCTTCCCATTCACCAGAGAATGCATCACAGAACTGCTCAGCAGTTGTGATACCTACATGTGAATCAAGCATCTTGATAAATGCATCGTACTCAGCTTCATCAATGATGAATGAAGTTAGAGTCGAGATCTCCTCAATCAATGCTTGAGTGTCTGCGTCCTTGCTGTCATACCAACGCTCGAAGCGCTCGGATGAAGCAACAAATGCAGGCGAGAGCGTAGCCATGTGTGACCTAGTGTAACAATAAAGGGACGAAGTCCCAGACTGCAGCAGGGCATTGCACCCTGCATGTGAGCTATGACTCAAGCAGTGATAGGCATGTCGGATGCACTGAGTCCACGGAGTGGAGTGCAGCTACCGAGTAGCCGTGTCTTGCAATCGAAAGGCAAGAGGTTTGTGTTAACCCAGAAACCAAGGCTCATGTTTGGGTTCATGAGAAGGTTGAGGATTGCACGACGGCTAACGCAGTCGTACTCGTAGATGTTGCCTTTGGCGTATGCAACTTGCACAACACCACGCAACGGATCAACGACCATACGCTCGACACAGTCGGATGTACGGCAAGGAATGTTGATGAACATGAATGAAAGAAATAAACAAACGTTTGAGTCCGTGATGACTCAAGACCAAGCAGCCCGACTCAAACGGGCAGGGCGTCGGTGCACCGTGCTGGTATGCCATGAGCAAACAAAGCGTGTGGCTCCGCTGTATGTATGAGCTTGCCCTAGTGCAACCGACCAACATAGTTGGTGATCAACGTGCCTATGATCCGACGGCAGTTGCAGCGGCTATGCAGTTGTCAAGGTTCTGAGGCAGTGAGTGGTGATTGAAGATCGAGACTCTCCTCCCCCTTAGCAGGGAGAGTCGAGATCAAGATCATCAAACCACTCATCT